ACTTCCAACGACCTGGACATTTGGAAATTCCTGGGTTAAGGGATTTAAGACATGGTCTGAGATGAATAAAAAGGCACTTGACGAAGCGGAATCAGTCAAGGGTCGGTTCTTAGATTTTAAGATTTATGCGGATTCCATTCACCATAATGCTGGATTTGGGACAAACCTTCTTCCCAATGACGGCACTGCAACTGCTGTTGTAGGTGAATGGATCCCATCGGAAATTAGAACTCCTGCTGGGAGTACATCTGTACCTTTTGAGATATTAGGTGTTGGTGATAACTATCCTGGAGTTTCACCAGCTTCTACTTTAGATGCAGTTTCCTTGGTTCAAGGTTATGCAAATTCAAGGTCGCTTCCTTCTGAAGCTGATCCAAATACACCAGGGGAATTACCAGATGCTTATGGTCTGACCCCTGAGAATTGGATGTCCGCATTGACAAATGAGGGCACTACACAGGATGGAGAGGTGTTAGCAGATATTTCTGCCTACGATCAGCCTCCATATCCTTATGAAAACGATGGTACAGCAGTTACTACAATGTACCCTGGCGGTGCAACCCAATTGCCAAATCTACTCGTCCATGACGTTACTGATTTGACAGCAACGACAATCAGTGGTTCAAGTTATTTGAAAGGCGGAAATTTCCCTTGTGGACTTGTCCGTTTTGATGTACAGAATGCAGGTCCTGCATTACTGAATCTAGTTGTACTAGTAGACTTGGTTCCTGGTAATCACAGAGGCTACATGGCCGAATCCATGTTGGAGATGTGAGGTTGTTACAAATGACTGGTGAAGTTCTCGAACACACTAAGGAATTATCTTTGGGTGCAAAGTTGTTACAACAATTAAGAGAGAATCGTGTTGAGGCAATGATCGTAACGATTTTGCTATATTCAACAGGACTTCTTGAGAAAGCGTATGTTGCTGGCGTTGGTGTTTGCTGATGCAATGTAACCATAAGATAGGAAAACGCAGATGTAAAGCTCATGCCCTAAAAGGCAAAAGGAAATGTATGTTTCATTCTAAGCCAGGGCAGAAAAAGATTTACAGAAAAACGAAGTGAATAAAATGTGGGATATATTGTTGCATTATGCTTTTGAGCAAATTTTTGCTAAACATACATCCGCATTTGAAATAGGTGGGCATATTGTTGAGACAAAAGTTCCTACAGATGCCACACCACAAGCAATTGGCAAGGCTACTGTGGTGCCTTCTAATGATGTCGATATCGATCAGTCTTATGTTTGCTATCGACCAGAGGATTCCCCTGGAAGACATTACGTACAATTTGGGTTTAACCCATTTGGACCTGTAATACAAAAAGGAGCTGAAGAATTTCTGATCCTTACAGGCCATTCAAATAAGCGGTACGATTGAAATGGGCAATATAGACAAAGAGAAACCCTGCCCAGAATGTGGCGAGGTTGCGATACTTGATGGCGAAGCCAGAATTTGCTATGAATGCTGGCAATTGCTAGTTCTAGCAGAAGCAGAAGAAGAATGAATCACTTGTATACAAACGCTTATATATCTGTATACATACGTAAGGATATGAGCGGAACAGTGATACGGCCTAGACTTTATTGGAGATACAAGAAAGACGGAAAATGGACTTGGAAACCAGCAGAGAACAAGTTTTGCGAATGCAAGATCCCTTGTTTAGTATACTGCATCCAAGACCCTCCTTTGGAGGAAGAAGAATGATTGACTGTTGGAAAATCCATGATTGGTTTAGAAAGAACGAACCCGAGAGAGCACAATGCCCTCATTGTTGGAGGAGTTTGTATCGTCAAGATACTTTGTGAGAGCTGTAAGCGTCTCATCAAATTATTTGGAACTAATGAATTTGCAGTTCCATGGCGTTGCACTTGCAATGCTACGGACAATCCTGATAATCAGGTGAGGAACGTTCAACATCAACTAAGCCTGAAAGGATCAGGTGATTTTTGTAGACTCGGCTGTTGCGATTTTAGTGATAAATTCGCTAAACATGAATGCAAGAGAACGAAACGTTCTTAGAATTCCACCTTCGGTGGAAGAGGCGTGAAGGTGAGAGAAGATAAGTCCGCTTATGTTCGCTCAGTCGTAGACCCCACAGTCTTCACAGGGGTGGTGTGGACAAAGATTATACATTGTATAGTCCACCCTCTAATTCATGGCGAGAAATACTCGAAGAGGAAAAGGCATGAAGAAAATAGAACCAGCAGTTATGACAATCCCTATTGGGATTGCAGCTGATCCTGGAATTAGTAATTATACAGCGGATTTAAGCCAGATGGCTTCTCTGATGAATAGACGGTTTTACCGTCAAGGACTTAATTGGGCTGTTGCCGGATTTAAAGTTCGTATTGTTGGAACAGGACAAGGTTCAGTTTTGGTCAAAAAACTTCCAACGACCTGGACATTTGGAAATTCCTGGGTTAAGGGATTTAAGACATGGTCTGAGATGAATAAAAAGGCACTTGACGAAGCGGAATCAGTCAAGGGTCGGTTCTTAGATTTTAAGAT